GTATCTGTTTTTACGGTTGAAGAAACATTTGACTTTTCAAGTTTTTTTGTTCCGGAACACGAACAAATAAAAACCAAAAGGATAAATAGTATTTTTTTCATATGTATCGACTTACTTTATAAATTTGTGTTTTTGATCTTCTCTTTCGGTAGCATCCCTCACCTTCTCGTGATCCTTGTGAGTTGGTATTTCCCTCTACTGTTATCGCATTAGAACTGCCTTCTTTCCATTCATCAATGAAAAATGTGTGAGCAATACGGCCTTTATCAGCAAAATATAAACCCCCAACATCAGCCGGTTGTGGATTGATATTGTGTTTTCCACCGCGTGAGTAAATCACATATTTTGTAGTGAACCAATTCGGAGAATAACCGCTCACAATTGCTTTTACTCCGGCTTTTTTAAAAGTCCAGCAAACAAATGCTGCGCACCATGGTTGACCTCTCTTTAATCCGCAAGAATGGAGGTATTCTTCAACGCGCTTACCGTCGTTATGACCAGTCAGTTCCTTTGTACCTATTTCTGCTGTGTAAATTTTCTGTATTTCAATTAACTTATTATTTTGGCTAACCAAACCAAAACTAAAACAATAAAGAAAAAAGATAAGTAAACAAGTTTTATACGTTCCCATGATGTGATTAGATTAAAATCTGATTTCATTTTACTTTTTAAATAATTGCTAAACGTGCCTAACACTATATTGAAATAAATCCACGTTATTGCCGAAAAACAAAACAGCATAATCATTGGAAAAATAATAAATTGAAACTTCCCGGCATCAAATACAGCCGCTGTTGGGTCAAACCACCGAAGAACCGGAATACTGAGAATAAACAGTAGAATTGCGGCAGGAATGGTTAGTAAAGCATGGTACTTTTTGAAAAAACTTTTAATTGTTTTCATGTTAAATTGTTTGAAGTTGTTTAATTTTAATTTCATGTTCAGCTACTATAATACCATGCGCCTCAATTTTGGCCGAATGTACAGAAAGCAAAGCACTGATATCGCAGTGTTTTTCTTTACAGCTCTTATCCTCATATCCGTCGGCCGTTTCTTGCTTTGCAATAAAGATTTTCATCTCTTCAATAGCCTTTGTATTGTTGTTGAGCACCTTCAACAGGATTCCAATCAAGCCTGTCAATACGCTAAAAGCAATTGATACAGCAATAACTATAAGGGGTAATGGTATATTCATGACTTATCTTATTTTTTATAAATCGTCTATTATAGTTGCAAAATCACTCCAGTATGCAGCTGCTCTGTATGCTGCAAGTGAACCTACCGGAACATGAAGCGTAACCTTTGATAAGTCCATATATGCAAAAACTCCTGACGGTATTACTATTGGGGTTACTTTGTGTATACTAACATTTATCAATGACTGCATTCCATTAAAGGAGTGGTTTCCTATCGTTGTGATATTATTCGGTATTGCTATTTTTGAAAATCCAGTACCCCCAAAGCAGTCTTCAGTTATTGCTGTCATGATAGTAGGTATTGTCAAAGTCCCAGAAATTCCGCTACAACTATTGAATGCTTCTACTCCGATAGACACTAGTGAATTAGGTAGTGTGATACCTCCGCTTAATTTCACGCAGTTATAGAAAGCATCTACTCCAATCGAGATAAGATTTGCAGGGAATTTTATCGCTCCATCAAAACCGTGACAGTCATAGAAACAAGCCCTTCCAATAGTAGTTATGGAATCAGGGAAAGTAATACCTCCTATCATATTCCAATTGCGCTGAAAACAATAATCTCCTAATGTAACTACTGAATCGGGAATTGTCAGTTTTCCTGTTAGATTCATACAGTAAGATAAAGCATTCTGACCAATATAAGTCACTCCTACTGGTATTGAAAGTTCCCCAGTTAGCCCAGAGCCGTTCAAACAATTATCCGGCAGTGAAGTAAATGTTTCGGGACTCTCAAGATGTAGATACTGAAGAGTATCCGGTCCATTAGATACAAGGGTATAACATCCACTTCCCATGAAGCACCATATTGTATTCGCTGGAATCCTTGCTGAAATAGAGCTATTCGTATCTATAACTATTATATGCCTTTTACTTGAACCAGCAGTCCATGGAATAGGACTTCCATTTGAAGTGACATTATAATTACCTCCATTTTCACTGTATGCGTAAGTTCTTCCAGAATACGAGCCTATTTCTGTATAAGCCGCTGAATCTGATATCAAACATATATACTTCTTATTAAGGTTATTATATTTTGCATACATATCTACTATATCCGTATCATTTACTTTAAAGGAAAAATCATTGGGACACGCAAATCTAAATACATCCGGGTAGAGTATAGGCGGTGAAAACATAAAAGGATTAATTACATTCATAGTTTTATATTTCCCCAGGATGTTAAGCCTGGGGTTTATTTTGCGTTCCATGATTAATTTGAGAAAGGATAACCTCCAGGAGCAATGTTATCGTTATTCCATCCAGCCGAAATGTCAATATTGAAATTACCTCCTGTAAGCTGTTCGATAAGGAGCAACCGGTTATCAGCATTTTTTGCTTTTTTCATTTGCACATCACCTTGACGGTTGTAGGCGTTTACCTGTGGTTCTGTTGGGGGTGTTCCATCAGCTATGGAGCATAAATACCCTTGCACGAAAGTGTTCATGGTTGATACATCGGCTTCCCTGTCAAGATTAGCATTAGCCAGTTTTTCTTCTGTAATGATAGCCTGGGTAACTTCCTCAACTGTTCTGTTGGTTACTGTATATTTGAAATAAAACATATTGTAGTTAGGGTAAAGAGTACTCTTTACGTTGGTTGGCCTGGCATCCTCATTCAGTATCAATAACCTTGAATCATATGACGGTGGTTGTACACCGTGTTCATCAACGAACCAGTATGTATTATTCCCAAGTGGTGGAATGGGCGACCCATTCATAACCGGGCATTTGTAAAGACTTAAAAATTTCCAGTCTCCTGGTTGTAAATTCTCAAAATCTACGTCTTCAATTGGCTTTGTAAATTGAATTAATCTACCGGATAAATTAGTTGTGTCCATATTTTTTATTTTAAATTGTTTTAGTTCCTATTAAGAATAATGTAAGATTTTGAGCTGCCTGATCAATACCTCCTGCCATGACAACGCTTAACTCTACGATGTCGCTTATTAGTAAGGGGATACTTGCTGCTACCAGTACATATGGAGCCTCAGCACCCTCAGAGATAGTTTCATTGCTATCAAATGTCAGCAATGTTGTTAATATAGAAATACCGTTTTTCTTTACGTCAATAGTTAGTTTTAATATTCCAATTGCCGGCTTACCCAGCTGTGCCCTGATTGACGTTAATGTAAAGTTATATGGAATAGCAGCACATGGAACTTTAATCCCTGCAGTTATATCGGAAGTTGGATCTGACATTGCATAACCTAATGCTTCAATGCCAGGTGGGAGTGAAAAACCATTTAATTCTGCTTTCGTTGCATACCATGTATCAATCTGGTGACCAAATCTATCTTTAACGGACATACCTGAAGTTTCTGCTGATACTGCTGATATCGCATTAACAGCCAAATCAACGTCAGCTATCTTTTGTAAGTTGGTTGACGGGTCAGTAACCATTTTAATGCTTTGCTTTGATTTAGTTGATTGCAGTTCGTTAATGCCTCCTATAACCGTTTGAGACACCGTATCCAAAGGATTGGCTTCACTTGGTAATAGAACTCCTAATTCTGTTTTCTTCGCGAAAAGCGACAAGTCAGTTGTTGCTCCAACTTCTCTCAGCTTCACACCGTTCCACATGTAATTAGAACCCTGGCATACATATATTACCCCGGCAATAGGACCATAAGGAGTATCTTCCCATATAAGACCGCCATCATCAATTACATGGTAAAGTAATGTTGTTTCAGCATTATAATATAGGTCGTCGATAGTCTCAATTACAGGAGCTACAGTAACTGATTTTAAAATAATCCTGTCAGTTTTTACAGCGTTTAATTTATCTGTTTTAGTCGTCAACTCCTCTTTCGTTGCATAATGAAGTCCAAATACGTGCATCTCGTCGTCCGTAGTTGCCATATCTGCCGATTTAGCATAATCAGCTACAGGAACTACCAACGGTGTAAGATTAGCCCAGTTATAGTGAAACGCAACATTTAGATGGTCGGATTCAGGATCTATACAAACATACAGTTTGTAACTATAATTTAATATCACCCAGGCTTCACCTTTTTTAATCCGAAGACTCGCAGTATCTGGTTTATACCAGACTTCACCTTCAACTACATCAACCGGTTCATCATTTGTCCATCGGTTAATTTCAAGTATTTCTTGTTTTGCAACATTAGATACCACATACCACAGTCCGTAATTTTCCGAAAATGTCATAGTTAACACTTCGAATGGTTTTAACTTTATTTCCGTAGCACCATCATCACCGGCCACTACTCCACGATGGACTATACAGTTTGATGTAGAATTAATATTCTTTATAGTTATAGTTTTAGCTGCACCCGGAGCGGGAACCTGATTCGTAGTTCCGTTTGCAATAAAAAAAATGTCAAATCCGACCGTATCAATAGGTCCATTCGCGCTAACAAATGTCATTTTCGGTTCGACATCTGCACCCAACTCTTTAAACTCAGGAAACGTAAACGCACCGGTTATGTCATTACATTCACGGGTAAATATCTTATTATCCCAGATAACCATCTGTTTCAACATCGGGAAAATAAAACTACCAATATAGAACCCTTGTATTGCGCCTATAATCGAATAGTCACCAACAGCAAGAATAGAATCAAAATCAGCAAGCGTATTGGCTTCAACGGTCATAAGTCCGCTACCACCTCCTGAATCAACGCCTATCTCAATAAGTGCCATTCCGTTCCATACATAATTACTGGCACCAAACATATACAAGTTCCCATTTGTAGGAGTTACCCCGGCATCCCAAGCCATTTCACCACCTTCGGAATCAAATAAAATTGTGCATATTTTATCTATTCCCGAATCGTAGTACTTTTGACCAAGTGTCAATGCACGTGGATCAGGGGCGCTGGTGATGGAAAGAAGAGTTGTGCGGTCGACTTTACCTGCAATGGTATTGATAATTCCGGCAGTGACAGAATCATCTCTTTGCAGTTCGTTGTAAATTTCAATTAATGTGTCGAATGCCTGGGGAACGCCATTCTTTAAATTATTAATGGCGGTGGTAATTGCTAAATTGCGTGCAGTTACTTCGGCTGAAATGGCGTTATTACGGGCAGATGTTTCGGCAGATATAGCGGTGCTAAATGAATTGTTAAGTATATTTCCTAAATCATTGAAGAAATTAATCACATCGATATACATCTGACCGATCCGCGTAGCCGAATTGTTTTCTTCTACGGTTTCGTTTTTGATTAGTCCGGCTTTCTGTAATATCTCTGTAAATGTCATATCCGTTATTTTTTATACAAAATTATTCATTCTTATATTCCATAAAAAGGACAAGTCTTTCTTATCCCCCTTTAGGGGTTAGGGGTTCTTTAATTAAACCTACCAACTTCAAGAGTTTCACTAAATGGCAATTCAAAATTAAACGACAGCAACGCACCGTACAGATTAATCGCTTTGTTTTCAATAAAATTCAGTTCAATATTTGATAGTACCATACATTTCAGGAATGGGTATACGTTACGGTCTTTACGATCCGTTTTCATTTTCTTGATAAAATCTTCAGCAATGCGCTCCATGGAGTTCTTTACTTCCTGAATACGGATAAAATCACCGGTGTCGGACACACTGTCAATAAACATAATTTCAACATAGCGATTTTTAAGCGGGGAGTCCTGTTGTCCATTGTAGGATACGGTCAGTTTGTCCATTGCTACGAGTGGGTAACAGATACTTTTCGATTCCTGCAGTTGTTGTTCGTCGTTTAGTTCAATAAAGTGCCGGTGGTCTTCATCGCCTGGCACATGAAGAATATCCACATGCTTTACACACAGGTTTGAAATATAGTCCGTAAAATCGGAAAGTTGGTTATTTACCATTTCGCTTGAATTCTTTTAGTCGTTTATTGATCGTTTTAAAAGCAAGTATACAACTCATTGCCTTGTATGAATCGTAGTTCAGGATATCATCACCCACCAGGCTGTCGAGTATTGAGTTCCAGTCAGGCCGTCCTGGTTTAGCAACTTTTCCAAAGTTTCTTTTACTTTGGGAAAGTTTCTCGTCTTCCGAATCCGATTTTTCAAAAATAAAACGGAAGGTCTTACTCAGCCAGTCTCGAAGGAAAACATAATTCAAAAAAATAGCGTACTGTGTTGCTTTATCCACTTGAAATGCAATATGTCTTACACGCCTTTCAAAATCAATCTCTGTTACCTTTTCATTTTTCTTCAGGTAGATGGCAGCCACCAACCGGCAAAGATTATCTTCTGTAGGTTCGTTGGCATAGTCAAAAAAGAAGGTATCAAACAGGCTAAAATGCTCAAAGGTTACATCCCTTAATTTACCGGCCGGTGAAAGCAATTTTGTCCCCGGTATTTCTTCCATATAAAAGAAGTTCACCGTTCCGCTTGGTTTCGTGGCAAATCCGGCCAACTCAGTCAACCGGTATTGTTCGAATTTACTCATTCGTTTAACCAGGTTCTTTTTAATACCAAAATACCGGCTTATAAACTCAACATCTCCCAACGGTTTGATGTATATACCGGCACATGTAGCGAACTGGGCACAATTCAAGTCCTCCCAACGCTCCGGAACATTAATATCTACCTGTCGGTGTAGGTAGTGGAAACGTGTATATTCTATCCTAACATTTTTCATATTAATCTGTGTAAATCAGCGTAATCTGTGGACAATCTCTCTTTATTATCTGTGTAAATCCTTTTTAAATCTGTGTAAATCATTTTTATGCCCAGAATGCTTTTTTATCGTTGTTGTCACGTTTAGGAATCTTTGATCCGGTACTACCAACATACTGGAAATCCTTTGTCAGCATCTTTTCAGCAATCTTCCAGTATGCCAGTGCATCCGCTTCGGCCATGGTTGCCTGACTGGTCATGCGTTCGTCCGGTACCAGGGAAGTATTCACAGCGTCGTCGGTATTCTTCAAAGTTTCGAAAAACAGACCTTTATCAGTCAGACTGCCTGTCTCACGCATAAGGCGGGAAACGGCGTAGAATACCACTACCGGAATCAACGTTTCACGAAGTTTCAGGTATTTTGCATCCGGAGTGTCACTGGATAGTGAAGTAATCATATCGGTATAGATCGTATTCATGCGCGGAGCAATCAGGGTATTAATCACGTTCCGGAAATGAGGACGAAGGCGTAGGAATATAATACGGCTTCCGGATATGTAGTAATAACCATCCACTTCAGCAGCTGATCGGACTATCTCTGTTTTGGCAGACGTATTTTTGTAATTGGTGAAAGTTGTTTTTTCGGATTCCAGGTAGGTAAGCATGTCATCAAGTGCAGCAAAGCCTTTTTCTTTCCATCCTTTTTTCAAGGCTTGTTCCTGGTATTTGTACGGAGTCTTAACGGAGTCTGATTCCTGACGTTTCGCCCCTGAGTCACCAATGATCACCTGCATTTCGTCGTAATCATACCAGAACGCCAGCAATGCATTAGCACGCTGAGCCAGTTGCAGGAGCCGGAGTTGTGGAGCCGTGGCATCAGTGGCAGCATAATACGCTTCCAGGTCAGTTATTAATGCATCACCCAGCAACGTCCGCAAAAACATTTCGAATGCATTCCGGAGTGGTGCCTCCATGGTTGAAAACTTTAGCGCACGTGATACGCTGATATACGGCGCAATCTCGTTACTTGAATCCCATTTTTCTTTTGAAAATATCATGATCTTATAATTTTGATTGTACAAATTTATAACTGATCACAACCTACTAAAAGGACATAAAAAGGATTTACACAGATTAGGGAGGGATTTACACAGATAAGAAAAACCCCGGACTGGTTAGGTTCGGGGTTTAAAAGTTTAGTTATTAATTAACTTATAGGTTTACTTATTGTATTCGATAACCTAAATTAATTAGTGCATCTTCAACTGAAATATGAAGTTCAGCTGAAGTCTTTAAAATTTCAATTGTTTTATCAAATGACTTACATTTATCATATACGTCTTCTATAACTAAAAAATGAAATGAAGATGACATGCAAATTGCTTTCAATATATTTCTTTCGAGCAAGTTTAATTCCATAATAATCACATTAATTACATTAATTACAGTTCAGACTATACATCACCCATAAAGGAACATGTTCAATAAACTCAATTTTAAACCCCATTTCAGCAAGGGTAAGATTTAGCGTTTTAGTCGAAAAATCGACCATCTCATGAAGTTCATACTGCAGTTCCATGGATGTTTTGAATTCTTTTTGTTCGGTGGGTCCATTTGGAAGATAGTTAGCCAGGATAAAAGGTTTTAATGCTTGCCGTTCCTGTTTCTTAATCTTTTCAAGTTCATCCTCTTCCGGTTCCTGATCATCGGAACGGTCAAATCCTATTTTTTTACTCATAGTCTTAATTATTACGGGATATCAATAAACTCAGCAATATCATTTTTAAACCGGCAGAAAAGAATAACTTTTTGATCCTTATTCTTAATCATTACCTTCAACTCAGGATCAACAACAGAATCTTCCTGTTCATATGCATTTTTTAGTTTACAATATGTGACCATATTTTTTAAAAAAAATGTTTTACCCGCTTCATCTAACCGATTCCAGATTTCTTCTACTAACAGAACACTAAATTTTTCGGAAGTAACCTGCATTAAGTTTTTTGATATCAACTCTTCAGTTTCATGAATGAGTTTTGAAAAATGAGGTTTAATGGATTTTGTTTTCATATGTTTTGTTTTTCGATACAAATATAATAATTATTATTTTATTGCTTCAGCTAAATCATTAAGAGCATCATTTAATTCGGAACTTGCAGTTTCTAAACACATAATTTCCCTTTCTAAATCATAACCTTTGTTTCCCAATATTTGAGTACGTGGAGGCATTTTTAAAAGGTTATTTTTTAATTCTTCTCTAATAGAATCAACAAGTTCAATATTATTTTGTAATTCTAAAATCATTTTATTTATTATTCCCTTTTTAAATGTGTTCATGATACATCTCCTTTTCTATCAATTTTACATTCTTTCAACAGTCCGTTCAATTCTTTCAAATCATCTTTCAACGATTTCACGTTAATGAGGTAATTGCTTATTTCTCTCATTTTTACGATATCATCAGTTACTACCTCTGTAAGGGCACCAACCAGATAATCATTCAATTCAAAAAGGCTTTCAATAGCCGAATCAACATGACTTTCATTCCCTTCTGAATAAGGTGCCATTTGTTTCAGGAAATCAACTAATTTGTCAGTTACTTCCATTCCGTTGATGATTGTCATACTGCAAACCCTTCCGTAAAATCAATAGTTAAACTAAAATTATCGCATAGAAATGATACCGAGTTGTATTTTTCGGTGGTACGTTTCCGGAGGGTAATAGTTTCCCGTTTTTTAATTTCGCGTTTTGCTTCTAAATAAAATTCACGAAGTAGGTCCAGTGATGTTTCCTGACTGGCTTCTTTGGTAAGTTCTTCCGGTAGTTGTTTTACCGGACGGGCAGGACGAGTCCTACGGATGGTGGTTGTTGTCATTTGGGTTTGTTTGCATTTAATTATAGAGCACAAAAAAGCGATGCTCATATATCGCTGCAAACAAACCCAAGGGTATATCACCGCTCTTCACGGCCCGATATATGGCATCGCCATATTTTCAATAAGATTAATTTTTTGGCATAAAAAAACCACCTCGTTTGGTGGGTATATTTATACCCTTGTATTTGTTTGCGGTGCAAATATCAGAATAGTTTTTTAATCCGCAATATAAAAATGAGATTATTTTTAAAATTATTCAATTTCTGCTGAAATTATCTTTGAGTAATCCATATTAATTCGAAAAAATGCTTTATGTAATTTAGGTTGTCCGTTTGTATTACATCTGAAATTATGAATTATAGCCCATCCAATCTGTTTTGGCTTAAAATTCTTTCTGAAGATTTCTTGTTTATCCATATATAGAATAATTGAATCTGCTAATTTTGTAGAAAAATCATAACGTTGAATTGGACTTCTGTTAGGATATGCAGTATCAGTAGCTACAGTATCAACAGCAACCTCTGTATAATCAGATCCGTATCTCCTTATTTCTAATTTTTTTGTTGAATCTTTTAATTGATTATATATTTTATCATCGTAATAAGTTGAAGAATCTGCAAAAATTTTTGAATATTCAACCGGATCATAACTTTTAAAATCATCTAAGTTTTTACTTAAATAATCTTTTACTAACTGCTTACATTTTTGTTCTTTAGAGCATGAATAAAATAACACAGCCATTACAGCCAGTAACATAGCTTTTTTCATAACAATTTTAATTTAAATGGTTTGTACAAATTTTAAGTTACAAAGATATAAAAAACCACGATACAATAATACCGGGGCTTTCTTTTTTTACTCCCCTTTAGGGGTTCTTAGGGGTCATTAAAAAAATCCGCTCCGATCTTCACAGACCAGAACGGATATCAGAGTTCAAACCAAAAATTATGAAAGAAGAAATATCTGTTGTTTTAGAATCATATTAATCATTAAATCACATAAATCATAGTTTAGACAATTTACGCCAGGTTCTTTTTTGTTCCACTGCCCTTATCCAGCGTGGTCAGTATCGTATTTCTGTAACGTAGCGCACAATCGGGATATCCATTGTACCTGATCATTACTTCAATCGGATCAAGGAAGTTCTGACGGTCCACCCAGGCGTTGGCAATGTTCACCAGAAATGCTTCACGGATATTACTCCCTCCCTGGTTACCGGCATACGTACCTCCCGGCATACCGGCGCCCAGTACATTGGGGTTAATCATCAGGGCAAACAGGATTTCAGAGTTCGCAGCTGCAGATGTCACCAGTTTGTCAGCATCCTTGCTGTTAGTATCAATCTTTGTAATGATCCATGCCTGTTCTACCTTTCCGGTGATATCGCTTTGTTCATAAGCGGTAAACAGAGGTTTTTCGGCATTCTCAGCGCCCAGCAGGTTGGCTTCAATGTCATCCATGTACATACCAATTGCAGCCTCACGCTCTTTTGGTGAATCGAATAATGTTTCAGGGAACTTTTTATCCCAGAACGAATATGGTATCTGGATATGAAATTTACAGGTTATCTGGTTCTTGTAGGCTTTTTGCAGGTACTTTGGCACCGACTTGGCTATATCTATCCATCCAGCCAGAAAAGCGGAAAGCCACACAGGTTCTGAGTACGTATCGCGGTTACTCCAAGAGTCACGGATCATAAATACCGCGCTTTCTTTTCCTTTTCCTTCGAAGCGCCGAATATCCATATCCATTATCGGATCGTAGTCCAGCAATACATCAAAGGTTTTGAAATCGGTTGTACTGGGTGATTCTGGAAACTTACCTGATACCACACATTTTTCATTCCCATTTGTATCACGTTCGCTGATCCGGAAGAAATAAGCATTCAACACGTTCAGGCCAACTATTTGCGATCCGTCAACGTTCGGTATTAACTGAACCCCGGAGCATCCGAATTTAAAGTAATCACGCCCTGCCAGTTCGAAGTACCTGCGTATTTTAGGAGAAGAAAGGATCTGCTGTGGAATCGGATTTGGATATGGTATCAGTATTTCATTACCATCATCATCATATCCGGATACCTTGCAGGCATAGACCCCTTGTCCCAGGGTAAAGTTACGGATAAACTTCAACCCTGAATTCAGTACTGAAGTAGAGGTAATGATCTTATCAGCCCATTGAGGGAAGTCGTTCGCAACTCCCCAGCTGAGCAACCGTATCCCAGTCAGGGTGGTAAAGTCCTGGTCGAGTTTAGTATCAACCGTCTGGATCAGTTTCTTTTTTTCTTCTTTCGAAATTCCTTCAGGTCCTCCGGTAGTCGAAGCAAAAATATGATTCGAGGTAATGATAAGCGGAGCGCCTTTTTTGCTGAATAATATATCCATAGTTTTAAAGTATTACTTCCATTTGGTTGTATTGTATAATCGCATCAATTCCGGCCGGATACACGTGATCAATCGGGTTACCGAATTCATCACAGGGTTGTATTCCCCGTTGCCGTGCATCCCTCATGTCGTACCGCAATCCACGGCAACAGGCAATCGGGAAAAAGTGTAACGCTCCGGACTTGGTTATAAACTTGACAGAGAATAACATCCGTTTTCCGTTTGGCAACCACTTGATGTCCAGTTCGCGGAGCATCATGTTACGTCGTATGTGTGTTGGCCGTGCCATATTAATTAAATGTTTCGTCAAACGTGGCATCGAATACCCTAGGTTTCTTAAAGGCAGCGTATGTTGTCCTAAACTGGTTATTCGAAGCATACCGGTACGTGAAATTAAACGAGTGTAGTTCATCCCTCCGGCTTCCATTCGTGAAATCTTCCTCCAGGATAACGATCGGTTGAAATCCCTTAGCGTCGAGTATGGCCAGCTGGTCACTGTTTAATAAATCTTCCAGCGCTTCCACTGCCTGAGCTGCAACATACCCGGTATTCACCGAGATCGAGTTTACCAGGTCACGGCTTATCTGAATTTGACTATTATTTTGTACCCCGAATGTACGTTCCCACTTACGGCTACTTTCTTCATCCCCGATACAGGTAAATGATTCCTGTGCACCAAAGCAATTTCGAAAAACAAAGGTTCGCTTTTGCGGGTAATTGCGCTGATCCATTGTAAACCGTATCATGCAATCGGTAGAAGTATACAGGTTATAATAGATCAGATCGGATACCGGGCATCCTGCCATCGTGGCAATCATTGCAGGTGAAACATTGATCCGGTACATCGAAGCAACATCCATCACCAACAGATCGAGCGTCACGGATACATCCTGATCAATTCCTTTCTTTGCAATATATACTTTCACGGTACCAGGACCATAAAAACTGACAAACTCAGTTCGTCCGGGACCGGTTATTTTCTTTGTCATGCGTGATAACGGAATAATCCGGAGCGTTGTCACATCCAGCGAACCCGAAAAATCAACAATTGATTGATAAAATGTTACATCCTTGGTAATGACCTGCACACCTTCTGTTAAAGATACACTAAATACTACGGAATTCGATTCCACTCCATTGGTTAGCAGGAAGTCATTGTTTGTTTTCAGCAGCATGGCAAGCGTGCCCAGCTCATGAATGTAAATTTTGCCATCCGTATCGGGTGTATAGACTTCCGACAGCAACAAATTACCTACATGCATCACCGAAACAGCCACCGACCCGGTAACAGTATCCATAATGATATCACCATACTCAGCACTTAATCCGGAAACCGGAAATCTATTCTCAATCATACTTTGATAGCTTTAACGATACAAATTTATGATTGAACACCACCCTTTAAAAGGACAATGAAAAGATTTACACAGAAAGAAGAATTATTTACATAGATTACTAAAAAACTAAAAAACTTTAATATTTACGGAATTAATTAACAATTAAGGATTTAAATGTGTCAATTTGCCGGAAAGTTGAACGTTTGTTTGCCAGCAAAGGCCACCCCGCCCTATCCGCACGGTCACTAAAAACCGCACAATGTCAAGGAAATATGAATTTTAATAGTGGGTATAAAGTAGTAGTGATGATGTGATGTGATGTGATGATTGGTTGATGTGATGATACTGATCACCAATCAACTAATCAACCAATCAACTAATCAACTAATTAACTAAAGACGTGGGTTAATGAATGCTGATCCTTTCTTCAGTTGATTGCCATACTTAGTCCATATGCGCTTATCAACGGCATCACTGAAGTGTGTTGCTTCTTCGGGTAGTACCGATGTGCGTGCTTCACTCTTCTTATCCTTCTCAAACAGTCCTGATGTCTTCTGTATTACGGCTGTGTTGTTCATTGATATAAGTGTGTACTTGCATCGTGTACCATTGAATCGCTTCTTAGGTAATGATGGGTCTGTTTCATTGAGCAGGTAGCGCCATAGCAGATACTTGTCATTGTGTGGTGGCTCTTTGCCCGGGTGCTTACGTATCTCTACCTTCCAATGGTTACGTTCAAGGCGTGATATGGCATGTTGGTTGTATGTCTTAGTTGAGTTAGCCAATCGTATGTCACCATATGTATCAACAGTATAACGAACAACCTTCTTCTTATGATCACGATAGTAATCACAAAAGTTATCCATTAACGTATTGATCATGTTATCATCATTGTTATCAGGCTTCACATAGAACTCATTGATATTGTTGTCTGTCTTAGTAATGAGTCCTGTTACAAAGTCATACATGCGTTCCTGACTTACTTCAATAAGACTTATCTTACTACCCCAGTCAGGTGTTATCTCAATAGGCTGGTTAGGATCACAATCAGCATCATACAATGAATGTCGTTTTTTTAGCACATCCCAGTCAAAATCGTTATTATCGGCCAATCCACGGATATAGTCATCATTATCGGCCTTGTAATAGACATGACGTTCGTCAATGGCATAATAGCAGTTAGTTACCTTGTCAATATAATAGTTCAGCATTTCGATCATAAAGGTCGTGGTGTCCATCACTTGGTACATCTTGGTGATGTATGAAAATCCCAGGTTATGAACATTGTCAAACGCATTGCTGAGCATGAACAAAACACCGTCTTTTGATACAAAAGGGGTGATTGTCTTACGTAAACGGGTTGCTTCGCGCCATAATTCAATGCAAAGCTTCTGATCTTTGTCGAGGTGTGCCTTTATAAGTTGAAGTTGAAGTCCGACAATTTTATTCCATATTTCAAAAATACGAATACCGGCTTCCTCATCATAATAACTGCCGAATTCACTCATCCACTTATGTTCGGGAAGATATCCCATGGAACTGGTGAACGTAGATCCGTGATGTTTCAAAAGTGGATTCGGTGATTTGAATCCAAATATTTCCTCATTCCCACGATTTGTGGCAGCAGCTTCCTGATCGAATTTAATTTTATTGATGGTCAATGCCTCATCTGTGATATTATAATCGGCATTAGGTCCACGGGCACCGGCCATTTGGCTTAATAAATATAGGGCATGGCCATTTGAAAACGTGATCATGTTTTCGTAACTCATTACCCGTTCATGAGGTTCATAGAAATGTTCAGGCGGTTTCCGGCAAATCACATAGTCACCTGACTTAGTCCGTTCGTCGTATTTTTTATAACCAAGTTTTTCAAGGTATTTAAATGAGGATGGAAGTGTTTTGGTGAGTGCCTGACCTAAAGTAAATTGTGTAACCGTTGTGATACCGCGGGGCATAATACGGACGTTCTCATCTATTTCAGCACCATTGATAAACGATTTACCGGTTCCACGTCCCGCAAGCAACATTTTAAGTTTAGCTTGGAAGAGTTGAGCGGTAAGTTGGAATGAGTTAAGCGAGATGTTTTCTTCCCAGGTATTTTCCATTATGTATTCAGTATTTCACAAATCTGATCATCTGTTTCGGTAGGTGCCACCATAGCTTCAACCAATGTGTGTATTTCGTCAGCCGACATTCCTTTAATCTTACTCATATCGATATTCACCGTATTTTGATTATTATTCAGCTGGATATAGAATACATTTTTCTCCATGCGTTTTGGGTCTTCGGATCCGACTACCTTTTCGCCAATGACATCCCTCAGGACTTTTTGTGCTGCAATACGTTCCTTATGCTTACCTAATAGTTTGCATGTCCGTATCGTATCTACAAGGTCCTTGATTTGCCATTGTTGCCAGTAGTCCCAGTCAAAATCATGTTTGCTTTTAAAAAGCTCCTGAGCAAGCTGTATGTCTTTTCGTGCCGTATTGCGTGAAATATTATATTTTGCCTGTAACCTTGGATATACACTGGCAGGGTGGAAACTATCCAGCATCTGTGAGGCTGAAACAATCCGGTTAAACTGTTCGCGGTATGCTTCCGGAAGTGGTGAGTTATCCGGATCCAGGATATGTGCCAGGATCAATTCATGTCGCTGTTCGGCCAGTCCTTTTTTAGTCTGATATTTATCGATTTCATTCATTTGGTTACTGATTAAAGAACTTGTCTTAAAGTCGGACAATTTCACCAACGTATTATTAAAAAAAAAGAAGAAATAATCCGGATCCTGTCACTCCGGATTATTTTTTCAATCAGGTATTATTTCAGGTTAGCAATCTGCAATTCAATCTGTTCTTTTTCAGATTTCAATGTTTCAATGCGTTTAATCTGAAGAATACGTTTAGGACCTTCCGGCATGGGTTTCAATACACCATCTTTCGGTTTCTTTTCGTTCTGGTAGTTCAGTTTGTTTTCAGCCTTTGAAATTTTGATACGCCATCCGTCCGATTGCTTTTTCAGTCCGGGCAGATCGATAGCCAGGATAAAGGCAGTTTTTACAATTTTACCGGTTATTTCTTTTTCAACTTCAACAGGTGGAGTGATTTTGGAAGGGTCAAAAGTTTCAGCGAATAATGTTGCTTCAGGAAGAGTTCCATCAGCCTTGTATGCTTCGTGTGCTTTCCACAGGTCATCCATCCGGCGACTGCAGGCATCCATCACGAACATTAAACGTACACGTTCGGCTTTTACTTTTTTTGAATTGTCTTCACCCGTAGCCTTTAAAATTTGGTGCATGATACTACGACCTTTGTACAATGTGGAGAATTCAATCAGCAACGTTTTAATGATATCCGGATATTCTTCGTTCAGGATCTCTTTTTCAATGTTACCAAGGAATTCGGTTTTTTCGGCTTCCGTTTTTTCAGGTTCAGCATCCTTGTGAATGTCCGATGCCGGGTTGGCATAATAACGCAGGTACAAACGCAGTTCGTTTTCCAACTTTTTTGGAATATCCTGGCGTTTTTGGTTCGCTACAAAATTGGCACATACGTGAGGTTTATATCCGGTCTCTGCCAATATTTCAAGTCCGGCACTTAAATCCTTGCTTTTTGAATTTACCCAGGCTACAACTTTTTGTCGCACTTCGGGCGTGATGTTTACATCCATACATTTTTAAAATTAGGTGAATTTATAAAGTCATGCAAAGAACGTGCGGTTTTCCGTGCTAAAAAAGTACAAAAAAAGTCCTGCATTATCTGCAGGACTTTCTTATCTTATCCCCCTTTAGGGGTTATGGGTTCTTAGGGAACAATCACCAACATATCTTCCACATCACCTTCGTAAACGAATGCCTTTCGACGTTTGTATTTAAAGCTGATAGATGTTTGGTTACGATCACCCGAAGTTGTTCCGGTCGTTGCACCATCACCACCGGTAACGAATGTACATCCACGGCGTTTGTCACCCATAAGGTACTGGTTTCCGTTTTCATCGGGAACGATAAAGAACATTTTACGTTCAATACCGGCATTCATAAATCCTAAAATCGTTTTGGTGATCTTAGCTTTAATCAGCGCCAGGGTATATTCGAAATGTTCGCCATCAATTTCACCTACCGGTGCAATTTTCAGATTACCGGTTTCTTCAGTAAAATCCAACTTAAACGCACGGGTTCCGGTTTTCATTACCAGGTCACCGGTTAAGGTAGCCGAAGCATCCATCGTGAGCGGAACGGTTACCTCACCGGCTACAACAGTTGCAGCGGGTTCGGCAGGCCATACGTCAACATCTTCCTGATATCCGTAGATCAACTGAGGTATAATCCCCGACATGTTACCACCATCAAGATTGTGGTCTATGTCTTGCAAAGAAATTTGTTTTTTCATAACAATTTATTTTTTAAAGGATTATGCAATTAAGCT